CTGTACTTGCATCAACTTCCAAATCCCAACCAAAGAACGCCCCGCGCTCGCCAAGCAGATGCTTCAGCGAGTCAAGGGTATCTTGGATGCCGAAGGTGTTGCTTACGATGACAAGGTGCTTGTTGAACTCATAATGAAGCACTTCCCCGATTTCCGCCGCATCTTGAATGAGTTGCAGCGATACTCGGTGTCTGGCAAGATTGATGTGGGTATTCTGACCCAACTTGGTGAAATCAAGATCAAGGAACTCATCTCTGCCCTGAAGGACAAAGACTTCACTTCTGTTCGCAAGTGGGTTGTAGAGAACTCTGATGCCGATTCGGCATCGCTGTTCCGTAAGATTTACGAGTCTATGTACGAGTGCTTTGCTCCATCTAGCATTCCGAAGTTGGTTCTGATTCTTGCGGAGTATCAGTACAAGGCGGCATTTGTTGCCGATGCAGAGATCAACATGACTGCTTGCCTAACTGAGATTATGATGGAGTGTGAGTTCAAGTAAAATGGACGGATTTATTGGTTTGTAAACCTCAAGCGGTATACATACTATAAAGGAGTCACATATGAAATCACTATGGAAAGTTAACGGAAATCTGTCAGGTCTTGCAACCTTTAGCGATGTTGATTGGAGCAGCGTTGAACGCGATGTTCTAAACAAGCGTGTAAACATCAAGCAATTGTGCGAGAAGTATGGTTGCGGTGTTACCCAACCAACCTTCAAGGTTTGGTTCACAAAGCAGTTTGCATCGAAGTGGACGATCCATTGGGGAAGACCAGGCCGAGGAAACTACATTCGCTTTACACACGCCCAAGATGGTAGTACTCTGCTTGCTCAACTAGAGCAACTGGAAAGTCGATACGGAAAAGATGCATTGCGAGTAGCAATGCTCCAATTTGCTCTCGGAGACAACTGATGGCGTTTAGACCAGTAGGCAAGTGGGTTGCAGTACGAACTGATCTCGGCAAGCAGAAAACAACCGAGAGCGGAATCATCTATACCGACAACAAAACCAAAGGACACTATGTACTTGCAGAGGTTGTTGCTGTTGGTGCGGATGTCACCGAAGATATCCGCATCGGCGACACCGTGTACTGGGAACTAGCAACCAATCGTGGTAATCATTATGGTGATCTAGACTTGGTGCATCAAGATCACATTGCATTGGTGGTACGAGATGACGCTTAAACTTACCGACTATCTAAACGCCATCAATGTCAACAAGAATCCTCTGTGCGATGAAGAGCATGACGAGAAGGGATATGTTCCCTTCTTGGTGAATCGGGGACTCTCATATTTTCCCGATACCATCATGCAAGCAAACGAAATGAATCGCCACGGTTCATTGCGAAAGAGAATGCAGTTCGACTTTCTACGACATAGTGTTCGATCAAGAAAGCGATTTAGCAAGTGGTTCAAAGCAGAGGAAGCAGATAATCTGGCATCCATCAAAGAGAGGTACGGATGTTCGGATGCCAAAGCAAAAGAGATCATGCGAGTCTTGACCCCCGAGCAAATTGCTGACATTGTTCGCTCAACCAACAAGGGTGGAGCCTAACTTAGCCTGTTCCTACATATTAGAAAGATGAGGCAACCTCATTGGCATGGAGTGCATATGTATGGAACATCAACCAAAGATCACCGTTGAAGAACTAGTAGAGATCACGCTGGCAAAGCCAGACGATTTCCTAAAAGTGAAGGAAACCCTGACTCGTATTGGGATTTCCTCCAAGACCGAAAAGAAACTGTATCAGTCTTGCCACATTCTGCACAAGCGTGGCAAGTACTATATTGTTCACTTTAAAGAGTTGTTTGCGCTTGACGGTCTTCCGTCCACGCTTACAGAAGCAGATATTGCCAGACGCAATACCATTGTGACCTTGCTAGATGAATGGGGATTGCTCAAGATCGTTGATCCCGAGAAGACTGCGAATGTCACATCAGGTCTTGCCCAAATCAAGATCATTCCACACAAGGAAAAGGGAGATTGGGAACTGGTTCCCAAGTACCATATCGGCAAAAAGTTCTAAGCGAGCGTGACATGGAAATCGACCTTCGTAATGTACCAACTAGGTGGATCAATCTAGACCGAGCCACCTTTAATGCCAAGCAGATGACCGAGCAGTTTGATCGCTTGGGATTCACCGCGCACGAACGAGTGCCTGGAAGAATCATTCCACCGCCAAAAAATATGACCGCAATGCAGTTGAAGGCTTTTGGAAAGCACTTCATGGGATGTGGTCAGGCTCACATCGACGCGCTGCTCTCTGTCAACAAAGCACCATTACTAGTATTAGAAGACGATGCACTAGTCACCGATGCATTCCGTCCTGTGATTGATGTGCCAGATGATACGGATGCCGTATACTTGGGCATATCGCATGGAAATAGAAAGCAAGCAATCATTGACTTGAACAACGGATGGTATAGAATCGTTGGAATGTTAGCAGCACACGCAGTACTCTATGTGTCTGAGCGATACAGAAAGTACGCTTCTGACATAGCACAACATTGCTTGTATACCAAGCAAATTCCAATGGATAATGGGTTTGCTGCTGCCCAACAGAAGTTCAAGATCATTGCCTCACCAACACCCATGTTCATTCAGTCTGCTGGCAGACAGAGCGAAAACAAGTGGCAGAGTCTTACGGATCGTCCCCTTGTTCCAACTCACATACAGGTTTTCAATGAGTTGATTCCGATTACAGGAGGTGTTACGCGATGACATTCGGATTTTACAAGTTGTTCGAGAATGCTATCATTCCGTCCTATGGAACAGATCAGTCTGCTTGCTTTGATATTGCAGCGCACTTGATGGATGAGAAGGGTGTAGCCAGAAATATCAAAGTTGTTACGGATATACTTACGGTTCACCCCGAGTACCCAAATCCATACGAAAACACTTTGAGTTTCAATCTACAGGCTGGATATACCGCTCTGATACCTACTGGATTGATTGCCAAGATACCGCAAGGATACTCGCTTCGTACCCATGTTAGATCGGGAATCGCTATGAAGCGTGGACTGTACCTTCCCAATGGAGAAGGAATCATCGACTCTGACTATTTCGATGAGTTGTTTTTGATGGTGAAGAATGCCTCTAAGAGCGTTGTATCCATCAAACATGGCGAAAGAATATGTCAGGGCGAATGGGTTCCTGTTCTGCGATTCCCTATCGAAGAGATACATACTAGACCCGAGCAAACCACGAATCGTGCAGGTGGTTTCGGATCAACAGGAGTGTGAATACATTATGACTCGTGATGAACTTTTGGCATGGCACAAAGAAATCTGCGAAGCGGGTCGCACCCTAATGGATGCGAAAAACCGAGACTACGCAGGCAATGACGGACTAGAACCGTTCGCAAACTTTACAAGAGTAGAATCAATGGGCATCTGCTCCACAGAGCAGGGGTTTTTGGTTCGCCTTACCGACAAGATGAGCAGACTGAGTTCGTTTGTTGAGTCAGGTAAACTCCATGTCTCCAATGAGAGTTTCATGGATACTTGTGTAGATGTGATTAACTACATGGTGTTGTTGAGTGCTTACTTGAAAGAGAAAGAGAGAGTACAGAATGGCAAGCGATGACCGCATTTTCATTCAGATCGCAGCATACCGTGATCCTGAACTAGTTCCTACCATCAAGGACTGCCTAGACAAAGCCAAGCATCCTGAGCGTCTACGCTTTGGAATCTGTTGGCAGCACGAAGTCAATGATCCGTGGGATGCAGAACTGCTAGAGTTCAAAGACGATCCGCGCTTCAAGATCATTGATGTTCCGTGGAATCAGAGTCGCGGAGCGTGTTGGGCACGCAACTCTATTCAAGAGCAACTATATGGTGGAGAGGAGTACACCCTTCAACTAGACTCCCATCATCGGTTTGCACAAGATTGGGACGAGACTCTGATTGGTTGGATCAAGGATTTGCAAGCAAAGGGACACAAGAAGCCTTTGCTAACTTCTTATGTCACTCCATTCAATCCTGAGAAGCATCGCGGTCGTCAGCATGATGATCTCTTGGAGAAGAACTACGCGCTATACTTGGAGTTTGATCGCTTCACTCCCGAAGGATGCGTGTTCTTCAAGCCACACTACATTGATGGAAGTAACTTTTGGGCAGGCAATGGCAAAGGATTCGCGGAGTTGGATACCGCAGTTCCTTGCAGATTCTTTTCCGCTCACTTTGCCTTTACTCTTGGAGACATGGTACGCGAAGTACCACACGATCCAAACTACTATTTCCACGGTGAAGAGATTTCTCTTGCCATGCGATGCTATACGCATGGATACGATCTGTTCTCGCCTCACAGAAATGTGGTATGGCATGAATACACCCGAGAGTATAGAACCCATAAGCATTGGGTAGATCATACCGATCAGAACAAAGAAAAACTGGTTGATGGATTGAACTGGGTGGAAAGAAACAACATTTGCCATCACAGAAACCGAGTGCTATTTGAGATGGAAACCGATCCAAACATTGTGTTTGGAAAGTATGGTAAAGGAACAGAACGAACCCTAGAGCAGTACGAAGACTACGCTCGTCTAGACTTCAAGCGCAGAGCAGAGAAACTGGCAGATGGTAACGGTAAGTTTGCAACTCTGCTAATGTGGGATAGAAACTCATTCCACCAAGCAGACGACTTGGATTTCGTGGTGTGTGCCATTCACAATGATGCGAATGATACTCTATGGAGAGAAGATTTCCGTCCCGATACTCGTCCAATCTTTTGGGATGCATCGGTGAAGTCTTCAGATGATCTGCGGGAAGGTCACACCAAACTAGCAGTTGCGTTTGCTGCTCCACTAGATTCAAAGCCTTCTAAGTTTGTGATTTGGCCACATAGCAAGACAAAGGGATGGTTGACCCGTGTAGAACGCCCAATGTCGTTGGGATATTGAACTGAGGAAAGTATGGCATCACTAACCATCGTAAGCGGTCTAATCAACATCGGAAGAGGAGAGATGGGAACATCTTTCACTCGTTCGTTTGACCACTACAAGGAATGCTTTGGTAAACTACTGAAGGCAGTAAACTGTCCTATGATGCTGTTCATTAGTCCTGATCTAGAGGACTTTGTATGGCAGCATAGAGATAGGTCAAATACAACCATCAAGTTTGTTACGGCAGAAGACCTTCGTACCAAGATGGCGTTCTTCGATCAGATACAGAAGATACGCACAGACCCTGAATGGTACAATCAGAAGGGGTGGTTGGCAGAAAGCACACAGGCGAGATTGGAGTTGTACAATCCTCTTGTGATGTCCAAGTTTTTTTGGATGAACGATACTACCCTGTACAATCCATACAACACCAAGTATTTCTTGTGGTTAGATGGCGGCATCGTCAATACGGTTCACGAAAGCCTGCTAGGTGCCAAGTTTGAGACAGAAGTAGTAAAGTACATGGATGATGGTACGCTATTCCTGTGTTTCCCATATCAAGCAGATGGGGAGATACACGGATTCAAGGCATCCTCCATGAATGACTTCGCCAGAGGTAATACAGTAAATAGAGTTGCCCGTGGTGGATTGTTTGGTGGAACCAAAGACAGCATCAACAAGTTGAATGGTCACTACTATTCGTATCTTGCTGATAGTCTTGGTAGAGGATTGATGGGAACTGAAGAGAGCATCTTCACCCTGCTGACATACAACCATCCTGAACTGTGTCGATATGAAATGATTGGAGAGAATGGACTGATTGCTCCGTGGATTGAGAAGATTCTGAAAGAGCCAAAAGAGAATCGCAACAACAGTAAACTTGGCATCTATTCTGTTGCATTCAATATTCCATCGCAGTATAGGATGTGGGTGGAGTCTACAAAGAATCACGAAACAATGTTCCGCAACTCTTCCAAGTATGTGATTAACAACTCAACGGATGCATCAACTGACGAAGAGTTCAGATCGCTATTCAAGAAGCATTCCATTCAAGAAACCAAGAAGCCAGAAAACATTGGAATCTGTGGAGCAAGACAACTGTGTGCAGAGATGTTTGATGAGTCTCAGCACGAATACATGGTATTCTTTGAAGACGATATGCTTCTCTGCGGCAAAGAAGAGACATCCTGCAAGAATGGATTCATGCGATTCGACAATCGACTGTTTCAGAAGTGCATGGGTATCATGGAGAAAGAGTCTTTAGACTACTTGAAGTTGTCGTTTTCTGAGTTCTACGGAGACAACCACCTGAACTGGGCATGGCACAATCTACCTCAGAGCAAGAAAGAAGAGTACTTTCCAGGACCGCAGATCAAGGGTGTATGCAACAAGATGAAGATACACTACACGGGGTCTGTGGATGGACTTTCATATGCTATCGGGGAGTTTCACTACTGTAACTGGCCAGTCATGTTTAGTAAACGAGGAAATCGAAAGGTGTTCCTAGACACAAAATGGGCATATCCATTCGAGCAAACATGGATGAGTCATGCTCATCAATTGGTTTCGGCTGGAGAACTAAAGGTTGGTTGTCTACTTGCAACACCGATCAACCATCACAGAGCATATCACTACGATGGATCAATCCGAAAGGAAAACGCAGGATGAATTCCCTGATTCTTGGATCACAGATTGCAGTCGGCGATGCAGCAGAGATCACAAACATCCTGCTTCATGCAATCGGCAAAGAAATAAAGCCTGCTACTGCATTGAAGGTTGGTGCGTGTGACGGTGTGTTTGACGATTTAACTTGGGGATGGATCAGCGGATATGGAATGAATGTGCTGTTCATTGAGCCGATTCCTGATCGCTGTGAGAAACTGAAAGAGCATTGTCGCCATACTTTGAACGATAAAGCAACCATACTTCAATGCGCCGTATCTGATAAAGATGGAAGCATTGATATGTGTGTGATCCCAACCGAGTACATGGGCAAAACAACTCCAAATGGTCTGTATGTGCATCCTGCACTTTATGGGATGAGTTCAGTATGGCCTCCGAAGAATGGTCTAACTGGAGAGCATGATGGTAAGGTGTTAGAAGAGGTTGGTCAGCGCGTCAGCGTTCCGTGCCGAACCTTGCAGTCAATCTTGCAAGAATACTCACCATCCTCAATTGATCTTCTGAGCATAGACACAGAAGGACACGATTGGGTTGTACTAAAGCAATTTGATTTCGAGAAGTACAGACCGTATTGGATTGAGGTTGAACTTGCCAATCTATCAAACGAAGATAGAGCAAGCGCAGTAAGTTACCTACATTCTAATGGGTATCATGTGTACGCAAATGGTAGAGATGGATATGCCGTTCGTGCAGATTGTGTGGACTGGCAGAACTAAGAGGAACTTTAATGGCAAACATCGCATTCTATGGTTCTCATAACTCAGCAGTTGCTGTCGAACAAGATGGTAAACTAGTCACCGTTATTGAGATGGAGCGGTTCTTGACGGTCAAGAACGCAGGATACTCTCAGTATCTTGTGTCTCATACTCGCCCATATCTGCTGACCCATGTACTGCAATACATCAAAGAGCAACATGGAATTGAAGAGTACGATACCTGCTACTTCCTAAACACAGATACGGTTGAAGGCCCGCAGATGGTGTTTTATCACAATCTGATTCCCGCAAAGAAGTATCAGGCGTGTCTGCACCATGAATCCCACGCTGCTTGTGCGTTCTATCAAACCGATTACGATAAGGCATTGATTGTATCGTTCGACGGAGGTGGAAACGACGGATTCTTTAATGTGTACTATGCATCTGATAGAAACACCATGAACTTGGTGAAGAAGATCAATCTAGACATGGGATTCCCGTATATGTCTTTCGGAGACTATCTCGGAGATATCCGCAAAGAGCCAGCATTGAATCTTGGAAACTTGGTTTACTCTGGCAAAATCATGGGACTGTGTTCATATGGTACGGTTAATCACAAATGGCTTCCTCACTTTGAAGAGTACTACAGAGCAAATCCAAGCGGACTCAACTACTTGCAGCATCTGAAAGAGTTGGGAGAGAAAACTGGACTTGTGTTTGACACCAATGCTCGTATGAGCGGACAACTTGGATGGGATGTTGCAAAGACTTCTCAGATTGCTTTCGAGAATGTATTCATGGAAGTGATGGCTCCTGTGTTTGCAGAGTATCCTGATATTCCAGTACTCATGGTTGGTGGTTGTGCGTTGAACATCTTGCTGAACACCAAACTACAGCAAGAACTTGGAAGGCCTGTATTCGTTCCTCCGAATCCAAATGATTGCGGAATCGCAGTTGGAATGATACTGAACCACATGAAGCCAAAGACTGCTGTTGATGTCACCTATGCAGGTGTAGAAGTGATCGACAGGAACACCCTCATGTCTCATGTGGAAGACAGATGGGCAGAACCATTGGAACAAAGCAAGTTGATTGGCGATCTTGCGCGTGGAAAGATTGTTGGGGTTGTTCGTGGAAACTCAGAGCATGGGCCTAGAGCATTAGGCAACAGAAGCATTCTGTGCAATCCCGCATTTCCTTCGATGAAAGACATCTTGAATGCCAAGGTAAAGAACAGAGAATGGTATAGGCCATTTGCTCCAGTATGCCGACTAGAGGATGCCTCCAAGTACTTTGATATGAACTGGGAAACGCGATGGATGAGTTTCTGTCCAACAGTAAAGCCAGAATGGAGAGACAAACTGGTATCCATTACCCATGTGGATGGAACTGCGCGTGTTCAAACTGTTACCCGAGAGCAGAATCCTTGGCTATATGATTTGCTCACAGAGTTTGAGAAGAAAACAGGCATTGGGGTGTTGCTGAACACATCGTTCAATGTGAATGGAAAGCCAATTCTCTCTAGATATTCGGACGCACTACTGGTGTACGACAAGACAGAACTCGATTGCCTGGTTCTATCTGATTTCTACTTCAGAAAAGACAAGTCAACTCCGTAACTGGCTTGACTGATTGCAGATCGGTGCTAGAATGATCGCATGATTCGTCACGCTATCCTATCGGTTGTTGCCTCGTTCGCGCTTGCTTGCACCGTTCTCGGTGCGCCTCCGTCTGATCGACTGCTTGACGCGATTGCCACGGTAGAGTCAGACAACAATCCCGAAGCGGTTGGAGATGGTGGCAAGGCAATTGGTGTGTTTCAAATTCACCGTGTGTACTGGCAGGATGCAGTACAGCACGATCCCTCAATCGGGGGACGATACGAGGACTGCCGCGATCCTGCGTATGCTCGCCGCATTGTGATTGCCTACATGGATCGTTACGCTCCTGCCAACGCTTCAGACGAAACGCTTGCGCGTATTCATAACGGTGGTCCGCGCGGACATAAGAAGGCAGCAACGAATAAGTACTGGAACAAGGTGAAGCGGGAGATGAACTAACATGAAGACATTCGTGCAGATCGGAGCAAACAAAGGAAACGATACATTCTACAAGAGAATGTGCGATCTGCAAGAACCTGCAACCATTGTGTTGGTTGAAGCAAATCCGAATCTGATTCCCGAGTTGCAGGTGTGCTACTATTCGTTGCGGATGCTGCACAATGTCTTGGTATTCAACAATGGAATTGTTCACGATACTAGTGTTGATACTCTGATACCGCACTTTGGTTCCGATGGACTCTCTAGCGTACTAACTAGAAAATCTCATCCGTATCCGCTAGAAGCAATCAAGTTTCATCCGCTCACTTTTGCCGAACTTTGTTCTGCGGCAAAAGTGTCTTTCGTTGATGAGTTGCATATCGACACAGAGGGATACGACTATACCATTCTGAACTCCATCGACTTTGATGCCTTTCCGATACCGTACATAGAGTGTGAGGTATGGCCATTTGATGTGGATTCCACGGATAGCATCAAAACTGGTCCAAAGTACTTCAATGAAGTGCTAAAGCCAAAGATGGAAAGATACTACAGCATTGGCAGCAAAGTGGTAGACGAAATGGCTACCCATGTGTTCGTTAGAAAATGACCATGTTCACCTTGCTCTTTGAGAGCATTGTGCTATGCTTACTGTTATGAGCAAGTACTACACCAACATTTCTCTGCTTGGTAATCGTATCCTGTTGCGTGGTGTAGACTCGGCAACAGGACTGCGCTTTAATGAGGCCTCGGAATACCAGCCAACTCTGTGGGTGCCTTCCAACAAGCCAAATACGAAGCATCACACCGTGGATGGCAAGCGCGTGGAACCTGTGATGCCTGGAACCATGCGCGACTGCAAAGAGTTCTTGGATCAGTACCAAGGCGTGCAGGGATTCGAGATTTACGGCAACACGCAGTACCAGTACCAGTTTGCCTACGATTACACTCGCCAGCATTGGAAGGAAGATATCGCGTGGTCTGCTGACCACATTGATGTGGTGACGATTGACATTGAAACCACTTGCGAGTCAGGCTTTCCGATTCCCGAAGACCCCAACGAACAGATCAATGTCATCACTCTCTGGCGCAAAGATCGCTACCATTGTTGGGCGTTGGGTGATATCGCGGGAGACTTGGATGCGGATGCTCCCGTGGAACTGCACACATTCAAGCGCGAGGAAGACTTGCTTGAATCGTTCTTGGAGTATTGGGAGCAGAATCCTCCCGATGTAATCACGGGGTGGAACACTCGCTTCTTTGACTTGCCCTATCTGCACAATCGCATTGTGCGAGTGTTGGGCGACCGAGCGGTGGTTCGGTTGTCACCTTGGCGCAAGATCAAAGAGAAGCGCGTGGTCATCAAGCAGCGCGAGACTGTCTGCTACGAACTGGTGGGCATCTCATCACTAGACTACTTTGAGTTGTACAAGCAGTACACCTTCACCAATCAGGAGAGTTACAAACTCGACCATATCGCGTTTGTGGAACTGGGCGAGCGCAAGTTGTCCTACGAAGAGTACGGCAACATGGCTGACTTCTACAAGCAGAACTTCAAGCGATTTGTGGAGTACAACATCAAGGATGTTGCGCTTGTTCGGCGCCTGGACGACAAACTGAAACTGATCGAACTGCAACTGTCGATTGCGTATCTTGCCAAGTGCAACTATGAAGATGTGTTCTCGCAGGTTCGTACATGGGACTGTCTGATTCACTCGTATCTCATGGATCACAATACCGTGATCCCCATGAAGAAGGATTCTCGCAAGGACTTCCAGTATGCTGGCGCCTATGTGAAGGAACCGCTACTTGGTCGCCATGATTGGGTGGTATCGCTTGACTTGAACTCGCTGTATCCACATCTCATCATGCAGTACAACATCTCACCCGATACTATCGTGGATCGCGTTGGGATGGGCAAGGGAAACACGGTGGATGATTTGCTGCACCGCAAGGTGGACACATCGCATCTGCCTGAACTTGGATTTGCAATGGCTGCAAACGGTCAATGCTTCCGCAAGGATCGGCAGGGGTTCTTGCCTGCGCTCATGGATCGAATGTACGAGGATCGCAAGGCAGCAAAGACCGCCATGATCCACGCCAAGAAGCACAAGGAAACGCTGACCGACCCCAAGCAGAAGCGCGAGTGTGACGATCAGATTGCGTACCACTCCACCAAGCAGATGGCTTTGAAGATCGCGCTGAACTCCGCTTACGGCGCTCTAGGTAACGAATACTTCCGATTCTTCGATATCAGACAAGCAGAAGCAATCACTCTTTCGGGGCAACTCAGCATCAGGTGGATTGAGAATGCGCTGAACAAATACATGAATGAATTGCTGAAGACCACGGGGGTAGACTATGTGGTTGCCTCTGACACAGACTCTGTGTATCTTCGCATGGGTGCGCTTGTGAAGCGCGTGTTCCCGAATGGAGCAGACACCACCAAGATCGTGAACTTCCTGCACAAGTGTGTGGAAGACAAGATCGAACCGTACATTGAAGCGCAGTATGATGAGTTGGCGAAGTACATGAACGCTTATGCCAACAAGATGGTGATGAAGCGCGAGGTGATCGCTGACGCAGGCATTTGGACTGCCAAGAAGCGGTACATTCTGAATGTGCATGACTCTGAGGGTGTGAGATACACCAAGCCTGCTCTCAAGATCATGGGTATCGAAACCACTCGCTCTTCTACACCACAGGTGGTGCGCGATGCGCTGACCAAAGCCATCAATCTGATCCTGACCACGGATCAGGAAACGGTGATTCAGCACATTGAATCGTTCCGCGCAGAGTTCAACAGTATGCCTCCGCAATCAATCGCCTTTCCTCGCGGAGTGAAGGGGATGGACAAGTACGCAGACTCGGCATCGGTGTACAAGAAGTCTACTCCCCTGCAAGTGCGAGCCTCGTTGGTGTGGAATCAGGCGCTGAAGAATCGCAAACTTACTCGCAAATACAAGCAGATTTCCAACCACGACAAGATCAAGTACATTCATCTGCGTGTGCCAAACCCACTTGGAGAGAATGTGATTGCGTTCCCTGATTATCTTCCGAAGGAACTTGACCTTGAACGATTCATCGACTACGATACTCAGTTCGACAAGGCGTTCTTGGAACCGCTGAAGACCATCTTGGAAACGGTTGGTTGGAGTCACGAACGCAGAGCAACATTGGAGAGTCTATTCGGATGAGCGACTTCACGATCATTAACGGTAACTGCTTGGACGAGATGCGTAAACTTCCCGCGAACAGCGT